CCACCAACAGATCGCACATCAACTGTTTCAAAGTTAACAGTTCGGGACGTTGGGCGCCGTTCGAAGACAGTCTGTACGACGACAGATACTTGCCGAGAGCAAAGACGTGAACGTAGTTTTTGTTGTTGCGCGACAGTTTCTGCGAATTGTGCACGTTGGCCCACATGACGGCGGGATTGAAACCGCGAATGTTGACCAGCGGCGCGATGAGATGTGCCGCAGCCGTGAGCTCGACGTAACCGTCGCGATCGTCCTCGCCGTTTTCGATAATCACCACTTCGAGCAGTTTATCGTTGTATTGAAATTGCGTTGAATTGTCAGGGACGACACCACCGGCATTGTTGTAGCCGCCGACGACAGAATTGTTACTTGCGTGGCTGTCGTACATTTTTCAACCATCTTATTTGTTAAACGAGACGTACGTTTGTTGTTGGTGCTTTTTGGTTCGATAAGATGGTTTCATTTTTCGAAGTCAATCTACCCGTATTGCAATATGCTATATTCACCCTCATCGAGATATTATCGGACAAACAACTGGTGTGACGACAACGTTGTCGTGACCGCCGCCGACGCCGCCGCAATGCGTCAAGATTTGCGCACTTTAAAATCGCAAGTATACGAGGTGTGTAAACAGTCGGCGGTCGACCACAACCTATGCGAGCGCATCAGGTCTTCGATCGACACCAACGTTTACTACTCCACACCTCGCTACAATCTCGGCAGCACCGTCACCAAAACTCTGCTAAACACCAACACCAACAACAACAATAACAAGAACAATGCCACCGTTACTGTCATGGACACCGTCAAATATTGACGACATCGAGAGCATCGACAAGAACGCGGATTATAGCGTCCTGTTGAGCGACATGATGCCGTTGCAAGTGACTTGTCACACTCCTTTCATCGACAACGGGCTGCGCGTCAAGATCAACGGTCATCGTTTGTACTATTTGATTAAAAATAAAGATCAAGACACCAGCACTACGACATCGTCGTCGGGGAAAAGATGGTCATCTTCGTCGACGTCTTCGTCGTCGTCCACTAAAAAATACAAAAGTCACAAGAATGTGTGTTTCCAAAACGTTTCGAGCAGAGACAACGTCGTGGACATTTTGAATACCAAACTGAACATGCCCGACTGCATGCAGAAATTCCTGGCCGACTTTCAAGTCCGTCCGCGCGGCAAGCGTTTTCGCAAGCGTTTCATTTTCAACGCGTACATCGCCAACGTGCTCACTTGCACCAAATGCAACAAACTGTGTCTCGTAAAGGCCATGAGCTACATCTACGGCTTTGAGGAAAAGTGTGTGCAGGAATTCGACAGACTCTTGTTCCGAAACGACACGCTCTACAAACCGCCAAACTGCGAGAACATCAAGAACAAAGACAAACTATGTTTCAAGACGGGCACATGCAAAGGCACCAATCCTATATGTAACTTTTAATGAAAAAAAAATAATAAACGTATATATACTTTTCACACATTTATTTTTATTATTTAAACAAATTACTATTACGACGACGAAAAGACATTGGTTTTCATTTATAGCTATAGATTTTCATTTATAAAAGACTTTACAGTTTCTATGGGACTGTTTACGTGTATCACTCGTCTCGATCGTTTTGTATAGTCAAACTGTTTAACGTCCAGTTCTTCGTTGATGCAATGCATGGCTAGCTGAGGATTGGGATGAACGCTGTCGTATATCATTTCCATGTCGTTGAATTTACGTTTGAGCGCGTTGTGTCGCCGCTGCTGAGCCGTGATGAACGCGATGTCCGTTCCCTCCTCGGACGGTTTCACGAACACCGACAGTCGCGGATGTTTAGACGTGTCTCGGGGAAAACGCACCGTTTCGTAGCGCGTGTGTTCGTTCTCGAGCATGCCATTGCCGGCGCCGCCGCCACCGCCACCGCTCAAATTATTTTCGTTTGAAAACGATGACGACGACGACAACGATGTATTGTTGGAGAATATGGTGGTGAGAAGGGGACCACCGCCGCCATTAGATCGGCTGTTGGATCTATGATAATCCTGCAAACGCTTGTACAGTTCGTCGACGTTGTTCAGCATGCTCATCTTTTTATTTAGTTCGGAAATTTGCACATTGAACCACTCGAACCGTTCGATGACTTGATCTTTGAATTGGTCGTTCGTGCGCAGCGCTTCATTGTTGTGCTGTTTGATGGTATCGACGGCGGCCAAGACCTTGTTCAGTTTATCGTCGATGGGCGACGGTAAAAATTTATTCTCCAGCTCGACGTACACCTCCTCGATGATCCACGCCGTGAATTCGGCTTTGTTCTTGAAATCGAGCCGGTCGATCAGTTGCAACACTCCGTGCTTGTTCACGCACACCAGACCGTTTGTGTCGTTGACGCTATTGTTGAACACCAACTCGTTGATCGTGCGTTTGTACTTGCCGTCTACGAATTCGTCGATGGCCGTCTGCGGATCGGGGAACCCGAGACCCTCTGCCAGTTTGTTTCCCGCTATCCACACTTCGTCGTTGAACAGGTAGTTGATCGTGAACGAGAATTGGTCGTCGAACTGTATGCGTTTCGTTTTAAAGAGGTACGAGAATCCGGAAAGCAGCGACGATGATATGTTTTTGCGTTCGTCGTTGTTGTTGTTGTTGATGATGTCGTTGTTGTTGTCATCTTCGTCGTCGTCGTAGTAGTATCCAAAAAGTTTTGCGAAAAATTTCAACGCCATCATTCAAGAGCGTACGAAAATTTTTTTCCTTTATAATTGTAACTGTACGGAACGCGAATTTGACTGTTGTTGCAGAATACGTGCTTATCTACAGCGGGCCACCAACTGAGCAGCGGTTTGTGTCTGCAGCGATTTTCGTACTTTTGCGTCGCTTTAACGAACGCCGCCGCAAAGCACCCTTCGGGCAGCGCCGAGATATCGGTTTCCGTCAACGTCTTGGGCGGCACGAACACCTTATAGTATTGCTCGCGGATCTGTTTCGAGGCGTGCATGGGAAACCTATCGATGCGCAGCCACACGTGAAGGCCCCGATTCCCGCTGTGCATGACACGAGCAATGTTTTCGCCGAAAAAGTTTCTAAACGTTTCGGCCGCGATGCAAATCTTCGTGTCGAGATCCTCGAGGTCGTCAATGTCCACGTCGATGACCCACTCGCGGCCGCCGCCGTCCTCGAGGGGCTTTGCGTGCACGTCCGTTATGCGGTTTCGTTTCAGGAACAAGCCAAACTGCTCGCACGTCTCAAAGATCGTACTGGGGTGCTGCCAGCGCGTACCGTCGAAGAAGGCGAAGCGGCGACAATCGCGGTACGCGACGCTCTTCCACATCAGCTCGATCTGGCTCGGCGTGTAGACGAACGTTCTCTTGATCATTGTGTTCGGTTGTCGAATGTTGAATGCAGGATAAGTATGATGCCGTTTACGTTAATAACTAGCGCGATTCTTGCGTCATATATCGAAACAATAAATTATACGCTACTTCGAGGCGGAGCCGAAGATAACGATTTCGACGAAAACACATTATCCGACAAGGACATCGATAATATCTTTGCCGTTATCATGCACGAGATATCTAAAATTGAAAAAAGCGAAAGCAGCGACGTAAATTATACGAAAATCATCATCGGTCTATTGATTCTAATAACACTGTTCACGCTCAAAACGAAAATCTATCGCGTCAGCACGTGCTGCTGGCGCCGAAAAAAGCTACAACAACAGCAGCAGCAACAACAACGCCGTCTTCATACGCTCGACGCGCAACCGTTGGAAAATATAACTATTCAAGAACTCAACTATAATGTAATCGCCGACCATCATCATAATCGTCTCAACAACCACCACAATGGCGTCGTCGAAACGATATAGATGATGATGATGATGATGATGATGATAATTATACGACTTGAGCGCTCGACGCCAGTTCGTTTATCATGCCGCACGAATTGACTCCGCGACGGACGCGCACGTATCCGTCTTCGCCGTAATCCCTGCCCCACGAATTCTTTATGATCCAGTACGGCACGTTATTTTCGACGCCGTAGCCCACCAGCAACACGGCATGATTGAGACCGTTGTTCTCGCAGAAACTCACGATTCCGCCGTAGTAGTCGGTGAGATCGACGGCGTCCACGGCTATCGCTATCGGGCCCACGTAGCGCAACAGATCCTCGAGACGCTCCTCGTTGAGGATGACGTATCGGTAACAATTGCGTACGCCGGTCGCGAACTTGTGCGGTTTCAGAGCGCACGGCTGACGTTCCGCTTTGTACGGATAGTCAAACTCCTGCTCCACGCCGCCCATTTTCATGATTTGTTCGTAGGCGGTGTGAATCAACCCGCCGTCGCACCCCATGTCGACGAAATCGCAGTCGACCAACTGTTGCTCGGACAGATCGATCAACCGGTCGTACTTGATGGCGTACTGGCTCTCGAGCGCGCCCAGACTCGCAAACGCCCAACACGCGCCGCACATGCCCTGATCTTTCACCGAAGTGATCTTGTTCAGAGAACGCCAATCAAAACTGACCGGTCGCTGTCGTTGGGCCGGTCCATCGACCACGATGGTTTCGCAAAAATTTGATCCCAATCCCAATTCCCCCGAAGCTAGACCCGTGTGGCGGATGACTATTTCGTTCTTGGTCATGTCTGCAAAACGATTGATCTTGTACACCGCAGAATCGTTACGACTATTCTTTTGGTTTATCGATTCAATGTTGTGTCGGAATATGTTGTAG